CACTTTGTATCGGTTTCTGTGCTGTATACTTGCATCCGATCACACTTATATTGTGTGCCATCAACAACCCCCCAACCAAGTGGAGTTGCTAATAAAGATGCAAGAAGCGCAGGGATCATTTTTTCTTACCACCATTCTTTGCTTTCTTAGCAGTAGCATTACCCTGATTCTGTTTGGAGTTCTTTTGACCTCCTGTTGAACCTTTTTTGCCCTTATTTGCGGACTTAGCCATTATGCTCCTGTACGAGGTTGGACTTGTCCTTCTTCCAGAGCTTCAACTCTTTCTTCAAGAGTTACTTCTGGTGCTGGTGGTTCTGGAGGTGCGACTACAAACTCTTCCCTACGTGCTTCTGGTGCTTTGGGTTCTTCATCATCACCTTTCTTCATGGTGTTGATACCGAACGTAGCAGCAGATGCTGTAAACACAGTAGCAATAAAGGTCGGATCCATTTTGGATAGCATACCTGAATAGCTAGCGGTGAGAAGAGCAGCAGACCAACTCAGGATACATATACGAATTAATTGTCCCATAGCATTTTCCTTTTTCTTGTCCATTGTTTTTTATTGTGAGGTTAACTTTTTTTCCAAGCTTCACCTTCTGCTTTTCTTCTACGAGCAAGACCTGCTTCTACATTAGAACCAGGATTACGATAGAGGAATAGCGCATCAGGAACCATGTCCCATTCTTTATTCTTCAAGCGTTTAGTAATAGTATTAAAGTTAGCACCACCGTAGAAACCAGCACCAAGATTATAAGCAAAGCTGAGAAGAGCTCCTCTTTTTCCATCTGACATCTCATTCCAATGTGGTACTTTACGAAGTGCAGGAAGAAACTCATTCTTGCACTGCTCAATAAGAAGTGCATCCGCTTCTGCCTGTGTTAATGTATCACCCATCTTAAAGTGTGACCCATCTTTTTTGCGAGTTGAACCCCAACCAATAGTAATTGGAAGTCCACCAGTCAGAGGATCAGGATATGCCTTAAGATGACATCCTTCAAACTCTTTGATTAGTTTAATTCCCATTTGTGGGACATCATCACCACCTGTTACAGGAGCTGCAGCAGCGGGTGTGGATGCTGGTGCAGCACTAGTCTTTTTTCCGCGATAGATCTCCGCCCAATCAATATTATCTTCTAGATACTTGACTGGGAGATTATCTTCCAACCACTGTACTGCTTTGACGTGATTGGGGTTCTTCTCGTCATAAAACTTGAAGAAGTTATGTAGATCGATTCTTGCCATTGTTGTCTCCGAAATACCGTTGATAAAGTTCGTTTGCTTCTACGTGCCTACCATTATTTGTAAGTTCTTTAATCACTTTAAGCATCTTTGCTTTAAATCTAGTCGAAGATTCTGCCCCATCCATCGTTGCCTCCTGGACACCAACGGTGCTTGAGAACTGCTTTGGTGTAAGTTGTTTTCTTACCGTTAGTCACAGGACCAGTATAGTTATCATTGAGAGAACCATATGGATCATTTACAAAATATCCTTTACCATCTGGTGTCTTACCAATCACAACACACATATGCCCACCAGTAGGTGCAGAAAGAGAACCCCTGTGAAGGATACCAATAACAACAGGTTTCCCAGCATCGAGACTTTTATCAACATCAGCAAAAGAAAGATTGTAACTAAAGTGTGACTTAACTCCATAACCTGCCAGAACTTTCGTCTGTACCGCATGGTCAGTCGTGTCGCCAATCGCAAATACTTTCTTGACATACTCATCATCGCCTTTGATGCTCCCTGGCTTGAGGAAAGCAAGACACATTGCACATGACGAACTATTGCAAGTTCTATGTGCATCTCTGTAATTATCTACTTGGTTAAAGTAAGGAACTGCGAGGACTTCTGGTGTGGGGGGTTTAGTTCTAAAGATTCCAATCCAATCAGTCTCTGCGTCATCTAGGAATTGAGCAGGAAGGTTATCCTCTAACCACTGTACTGCTGCTACATGATTCGCATTACCATCATCATAAAATTTAAAAAAGTTATGAAGATCTAGGGTCATTGGATATTACTCTAAACACTGGAGTATTTATAAAAAAAACGCCCTTTTGGGCGCTTTGATTATCTTCAAACAGTGGCACCAACTTTCACATTTGCCGCCACATAACTCAATACATTCTCCGGAGTAGTCGCTTCGTAGGGGTCTGTGTCGGCATTGTCCCGTTGCCCATCCTCAACGAATAGTTTTTCGATGACTCCGTTATCCACGACCATAGCATAACGCCAAGAGCGATCACCGAAACCAAGGTTAGACTTGCTGACAAGCATACCCATAGAACGTGTGAAATATGCATTACCGTCTGGAATGAATTTGACTTTCTCAATGTTCTGGTCCTGGGCCCAGGCATTCATCACAAACGCATCATTAACAGAAATGCAGTAAATAGCATCAATACCGAGAGCAATAAACTCTTCGCACTTCTCTTCAAATCCAGGCAACTGGTAAGCAGAACAAGTAGGAGTGAATGCACCAGGTAGACTGAAAATAACCACACGCTTGCCATCAAAAAGTTCAGCAGAGGTATGTGTTACAAACTCACCGGACTCACGGAATAAAAATTTTACCTGAGGTACTTGATATCCTTCCTTACGCATCTTAACCTCCATCACCATACGCCAGGAATCACCTGACCAGTCAGGGAATAAGATACGACCGCCGCAACGAATCCAAGCATTGCAAGGCGTGAGTTGAGGACTTCTGCCTCAGGGGTAAATCCGAATTTCATTTTGTTTCTCCTTGATAGGGGTGTTGTTGTTTGAGTTCAGGATTAGGTTGGGAAAAAACCATCGGGCTTCTGGTCTTGTTTTTGATAACGATGAAAGCATCGTTCTGATAAGTCACAGTTCCACATGGTTTTGCCCACTTGGGATTAGCATCTGGATGAGTAGCAGTTCCTGTTACTGCTGTACCACCGATTTCTACAGAGAGTTCATCGTTAACATCCCATCCAAGGTTTTGAAGAGCAAGAGCAAATTGTCCAAGCATATCAGAGGTGTGAATGGGTCTGGGTGACATCACTCTTTCCTCTGGTTCAAGATTGCCAATCATCAATAAGTCTCAGAGAGTTGATCTACAGCATAACCCAGGATTGCAAAAAATGCAACCGTGGTGATGGTAAAAATTGTTTCAGTCATCAGTAACCTCTTGTTTGATTGGTTGTAGATCTTCAGAAGATTCCGAAGAAGAACTTGTCAGTGAGAGCATAAGAAATGAACCCAGCAATAATACCGACCATAGCCCAGCGTCCATTAACTTTCTCCTTTACTTGATTGGGGGAATCCATACCGTAGTTTTCGTAATACATGGTAGGCTCTGTTGCCCACATGTTTTGTTGACCACGCTCATTAGTTGTTACAGTCATTGTAGTTTTGTAAAGAACTATTACACAATTATATAGGAAAAAGAAAGGGGTGTCAAGCACCCCTTGTAGTCATTTATACTTATTTTGTCAGGATTCCCGCAAATTAATTTTCATTCTTCTGGTATTCTAATTTGACCCAATTTACCAAAGCATATGATTCAGTTAGTTCTGATTTATATTCTTGATAATCAGGATCATCTAACATATCTTCTTTTTCTAGAAACTCAACTTCACTAGAAAGGAAATCAATGTAGTGATTAATAGCGGTAATAGCAAGTTGCCGATCCCGCTGAGATAAAAGAGACATATTACCTCCCAACTCAATATGTATAATACTAAAAAAGGGGTTGTTTGTCAACCCCCATCTATTACCTTATGAGTGAGTTATCAGAACGAGTAACGAACTTTTAGTTCACCACCAAGGTCAAAGACTTCGCTAGTGTTACCATACTCACCAGAAATTTTAGCATTGACGCTAACACGTTCGGATGCTTTCACTTTTACACCAACTTCACCAACGGCAACGGTTTCACCAGTGGTGGTGGTTGCACCTTTGGTCCACTCATAACCAGGACCGATTTCACCAAAGACAGTTACATTAGGAGCAACTTTCTCTTCATAACCAACACGAAGTTCAGTTTGGGAACCTTTGTAGGTGCCATCAGAAAGAGCACCAGTAGTCTTGCTTTCAACATAAGGGCCAGCAAATGCAGCCGAAGCAAGGAAAGGAGTTGCAGCAACAGCTGCGATTGCGGATTTAAACATAATTATACCTCTAAGTTTCTCGCAGAGTAATACCTGCGGATGGAAGGAGTTTCGACAAACTCCGTGTTCAGTGAGTCAACGAGTAATTGAGGTCTCATCACCTGAATGTATTTATTGTAACACAAACCTGGGATCACGTCAAGCCCCTTGTGGATGACTCGGTTCGGTTATCCGACTAAGATAAGGATCATAATTCATATACTCTCGAATATCCACATTAGCTCCATTTTGTTGCCAATAATTTGCCTGAGCTGCATGATTACCTCTATGAAAAGCATCAATATGATCTGGATGTATAGAAGATCCCAATTCAATTTGATAAAGAAGAATTGGAATTGAATATGTATTCCCAGAATTATAAATCAAATCATCAGCAACTGGTCTAGGCTTGACTCCATTATCTAAACGATACTTATTATCTTTAATATGAAACTTTAACAATTTTTCTGCATGGTGGCGATTAATTAAGTAACACGCAGTAGAAAAATCATTAACAAATCTTTTATGAAGTTTAACATGAATGTCACCAGTACAAATAATTGCAATCTGAACAACATCCCAATCATATGGTATTTGGGAGTAAAAGTCTTGCCAAGTAAAGTTCCAATAATGAACTGGATCTAAGCTACAATCATCCTCCATAATAATTGCATACGGACTGTCGGAAGTTTCATACCAATGCTTAATTGCTTTAAGATGTGAAGTAACACACCCAATTTCGCCCGAAGTCATCATATCAGGATATTTTCCTTTGATGATGTCACTCAGATCATCTTCACGACCATCATAAGCAGAGATGCGAGTATAATTCTCAACTTCCCAATACTTAAACTGATCTTCCATGTATTGCTTTCTATCAAGTTGCCCATCAAGATTCAAATAATAAATGGGACCAATATTTGCAAGTTTATATGTTGATTTATTTTTGTCCATTGATAATAGATTCAATACTTGGTAGATAATGAGTTTTTAAAATTTCAGTCCAGTTAAACTGTTTTGAATATTCTAGTATTTCTTTTCTATTTTGTATAGAGTAGTTTCGATTTTCAATAATTTTCCTTTCAACATATTCTATATCATTAATTCTGTTTTCGGGAATGATTGTAATAAAATCTTTGAATTCGTCAAGATTTGCTTTACCCCACTCACATACAACTACACCTAAACCGGCAGAAAGTGCTTCCATGCAAACTAATGGATGTGCTTCTCCATCCGAAAGAAGAACAAGATTACCATAATCAGTCAGTTCATTATAAAGAGTTGGTTTATCCCATTCACCCAAATAATTTCCATTTGTATTAAATCTTTGATCAACATTATTACCAGCAAACCATAAGCTAGAAATTCCTTGGAACATAAATTGACGCTTTCTATAATCAATTTTTGCTAGGTAAATTGAACGATCACTAAATTTTGGTTCATTAGTATACCTGAAAAGAGAATTATTAACACCATTTGGAGTTAGATAAAGTTTATCCTCAGGAATATTCATTAAGACTTTATAAACATTCTTAATTCCATCAGACAAACAAAAAACATTTGGTCTAATCTGAGCAAAAGCATTAGCAATATTTGCATATCCTCCAAACATTTCAGGTCTTTCTAGATAACCAAAGTGACTTGTAATTGCTTTGGGATATTGAATATAAGAATATACTCCAATAAAGTCATCATAATGAACATGAACAAAATCCGGTTTGAAATTATTAATCTCAGAAATAATTTGTGATGGATTTTGAGTGTTGACAATCTGAACTTCATGCCCAAGTTCTTCAAGAGCACACTTAGTATCCCACACTAAGATCTCAACTGCGCCCCAACCAGTTGGAGGAATTGGCATGATTCCAGGACCGACTAATGTAATTTTCATATCTTACCCAACTCCGTAAACAAAGACATATGCTTGCCATCATGTCTTTCATAAATCTCATAATCATTTGGATTCTTTTTAACCAAATAACCAAGTGCAATTTGTTCATTATTTACAAACTGATTTAGTATCATTTTGTTTAGAAGAACGTCATCAACATCTTGCCCAACTTTAAGAATAGATTTTACCGTCCCACCAAACATAGATCCAAGAACATAAGATCTATTGTCCAAAAGATAACTTTCTGGAAGGGTTACTGCATTTGCAAGATCTTTATAAAATTCCATGTTCATTTGAATGAGGAATTTTTCACCCATGCCTTGTAGTGCTTCTACTGCATTTGAACTTGGGTAATCAAGATCTAGATTATAACCTTCAAAAAATCTGGATCCGCCAGCATCGAGCCAGAAGAAAAATTTACTATTAAATGGGTTTTCATCAATAGCAGTTTTCAACCACTCGAACTTAGAATATTGAATAATAGAATACATTGAGTGCTTACACTCGATTCTATTTGGATCAGAGATTTTATTTTTATACTCATCAGATTCGATAATAGAATCCAGGGATTGTTTAAGATGATAATATGGAATTTGGTCTGCTGTTTGTACAATAATTTCTGTTGGGATATTGCTTCTCCTTTCTTCAATAAAAGGAACAAGATCTTCCGTTACAAAAAGAACCATTGGACATTTAAGTTTGAGAGTTAACTCAAACCATTTCAAATATTCATCCCAAGATCTACCATCCATTTCCTCCCTTTCGATATTAAAAAGAGAGGATACAATTGTGACTTCCTTCATAAAACACTCATAATAGACTTAATACGATTCACATAAGTGTGATTCTCTTGAACATACATCATAGACTTTCTTATGTAGTCATGATCTAAACGCTTATCCATGGCATCATGAAACATCAATCCAGTATCGGGAGAATATATGCAATGACCTTCAAGTTCTTTAAAGACCTCATATGAATTTGTAGTCCCCAAGTGTCCCCAACTAATAGATTTGAAAACTCTACAAGGAACATATCCATTTTTAATATGCTCTGGACCACGAATATCAACACCAAGAATTGATTTCTTAGTTCTCAAAATAACTTCACTCTCACTTAGAGGATTGGAAAATGGGTCATTATGAATAAATTCTACACCATTCTTATTGCATTCGTCAATGAATGGTTTAAAGGTGCTGTAATTTTCACATCTACCATGCGCTGAAATATTTCCACTAAAATAAATTTTATCTTCTCTTGGACAATTAATATCTTCAAAATTAAATTCTTCTGGTAGATAATTGGTTGCCCAAGTTACATAAAACTTATCATAATCTTCAATCCAATATTGATGATAATCATTTAAAACTTGGACTCTACGATTTTTCTTTTCTTGAAGATAGCAGCAAGGACCAACTTTGGTAACCCTCTCTTTATCAAGAGAATAATCATAAACATGATCTTTGTGCCACAAATGATTATATCTAACATCAACAAACTTCTTGACACCGCTATTAATATACTTTGCTGGATCTGGGCATACATGAACAAAGTATGTGCTTGTTTTATTCAGTGGAATATTTTTATCAGCAAATCCTTCCGTCCAAAAAACGCAGTCATTCCAATCAAAGTTATCAGGATACTCACCATCATGAAACCAATATGTTTCATATCCAAGATGAGTAAATGCTTTATAAAAAGCTGCATGAATATAGGAGTGAGTATGAGAGTACAGGGGATAACCCCAAACAATAATTTTCATCAGTACATGTCCTTGTAACAATGGATGAGAGGCAGATCGCTTTGTTGCCAATTTGGTGTTCTATGAGTTTCGCCAAGTAGATTATTCACAGAACAATCATAACCACAAACCAAATAAAGAGTAGTAATAAATTGATCCATTGAACCCATCACTGGATCATAATCTTCTTCAATAAATTGATTTACTTTACTAATATTTTCTTCAATAGTAAATAAGTTTTTGTTTAAAATAGAACCACCAGTTGCGCCATACCAATCTACATTTGGATTTGAATTATACTTCTCAACT